TCGTATTAAGCGAATCAGTTTCAGAAGACTTTACAAGCACAGATGATTATGTTGCTAATTACTTTGAGGATTTAGAAACATTGTCTGATGAAAAAGTTGAAGAAGCGATAGAAGTATTAGGAAAGATTGCTAGTTTCACAACTAGAGCTAGAAAATTTGCAAAAGATGAATTAGCTACTCGAATTATGGAACGGTATATTGATGAGTTGGAGGAAGAATAGATGAAGCAATTATATGAATTAAGTAGAAGATTTCCGGATAAATTTATCCACGATAATCCAAGTGGGTACGGAGATTACATACAACATTCAGTCATAAGACAAAGACTTTTAACAGTTCTTGGTGCATACTCAACTGATGTAGTTGAAGTCATTTATGACGGAGAAATTGTTACAGGAATAATTTTAAAGTTATCTTGTAACATTGACGGCAAAGATATATCAGTAGTTGAAGCAGGAGATGTTGAAAATCCGGACAATTGGAAACACAATGGAGCAAGAATGAAAGACGCTATGTCAGACGCAATTAAAAGATGTGCTATGGCTTTAGGCGTGGGCTTACACTTGTGGTCACAGATGAACGGACAAGATGAGTATTTTTTAGATAAACAATTAGAAAAAATATTGTCTGAATCTAAGACTACTGAAAGCAAACTCAATGAGCAAAGCTAAGAAGAAGTTAAATCAAAACGCAGAGCTTAGAGAGTATGCAAAGTATGTTGATAGATTATATTCTGATGTAAGAGTTGTACCTCAATTTAAAGATGAGGATATTCTTTTAGAGGATTATGGTATAGAGTTTTTTCATAAAGAGACACAAGATGAAATACTATGGACGGCAACAGTAATGCTTATGAAGTTAATAGAGCATACAGGTTGTGAGATGTCTGATTTAATTAGTGATTCAGAATTGTTGCAGTATGTAAAACTTGCAGAAGCTAGATACATGGGATTAGAGGGCTTAGCCGTACAGGATTTAAGCACAGGTATAATTACACAGTTATTGGATAAGTAATGGATTGGTATCAAGAATATGATGACTTACTTAGTCATTATAATTGGTGGAATGGTACTAGCAAAGTATCTGCTATTAAAATTGAGTATTTAAGAACTCACAAACAATGGGTAACTGAATATGCAAATGGAGATAGCAAAAAACTTGATGAGTTAGGTAAAAGACTTGCCTTAAACCACATGGCTTTAGCAATTGAACAGATAGCGAGAGGGGGTGGTAATCCTGTACCGTAGTCAAGATGACCCGTACTTAAAAGATGTTAAGTACAATTTAATTAATAACGAACTAAAGAAATTCTTTAATGAGCATTTATTTGAACAAGTAATTGGTATGACTAATGCACAAATCGGTTTTGCTCAAAGAGAGGAAGACGGAATGAATGAAGATGAAAATTTAGCTTTGTTCAAAAAAGAGAATAAAGAAGAATGGCTCAAAATGTTGGGAGATACAAAACAAGAATATCGATATTCTGAAATTTATCAAGCATGGGTTGAGTTGTTTGGACTTCCTTTTGATTTAGGAGAAGAAGAATGAGTAACAAATATAACGAACAATGGTCAAGTTGGTCATATTTTTTAGCTAAAAATAATGACTCAAAGATTAATGAACAATTAGAAGAACTTAATCTTAAACTTGATGTATTGATTGCTAATATTGATATGTTATGCACAATAATTTTAGGCAAAGAAGAGGAGTAAGATGTCTGACGAAGTAAAAGTTGAATATATGCCTCTTGATGAGATTGTTGAAGCTGATGTTAATCCAAAAGACCATGATGTTGGTCAGATATATCAATCTATTAAAAGATATGGATTTAATCAGACAATTTCAATCAATGAAGCAACAGGTAAACTTCTTGCAGGTCATGGTCGTTTGAAAACACTTCAAACAATGAAGAATGCAGGAGAAAAAGTTCCTAATCGTATCAAAGAAAAAGACGGACAATGGTTAGTTCCAGTTCTTCGTGGTATTTCATTTGAGAACGAAATGGAAGCACAAGCGTATTTAATCGCAGACAACAGATTAACTGAATTAGGTGGTTGGAAGTCTGATGAGTTATCTGAAACATTACAAGCGTTAGTCGTTGAAGGTTTTGACTTAGACGGCACAGGTTTTGATTTAGATGATTTAGAAACTTTAATCACAGACATAGATAGAGATAGATTTGTTGTTGAAGATATACCGGAAGCAGATGACGAAGAACAAGATGTCAAAGTGCAAGTAGGTAGATATAGATTTAAAATTGAGCCGGACTATTTTTATGAGTGGGAAAGCAGAGTAGCTGATGAGCTAGGAAGTAGGGATTCAGAAGACTTTGTAGAGTGGCTTAGAGAAACTTTAGGTCTATGATTAACACTATAAAGTGGGTAATCTATTACAGATGTGATAGAGATACCGACAGGGCAAAGAACATATATAACGCAATATGTAAAAAATTGGAAGTGGACACTTGGGGAGAAGAGTGGACAAAAGAGCAAGAAGATTTGTTCTACGAAGCTATAGATTTACTGTTACCACAAACAACTAAAAGCATTCAAGATGTATATGCCTTAGTCCAAGAAGTATTTGGAGATTTTACTATAAAGGATAAGGAAGAAAGTGGACATACATGATATTAAGTTTAACGAATGGAAATTACGGTCAAGATGTAGAACTGTCGACCAAGATATATTTTTTCCGGAGAGAGGAGCAAGTACAAGACTAGCTAAAGCAGTTTGCAGAAGATGTGAAGTTCAAGAAGAGTGCCTAGAGTATGCCGTGAACAATGGAGAAAAGTTCGGCATTTGGGGTGGTCTTAGCGAAAGAGAACGCAGAGCAATCCGAAAGAAGCGAGGTATTGTTCTTGAAAAGCATAAGGGTAAACGATAACCCCCATTTGCAACCCAAAAATTAATCCTATTTTTTTAGTAATAGATTTATCGCAAGATAAAATAAATAAGTGAGTCTATTCGCTCAATCTACATTCGCTGATGTAGTCTAAGTTAATAGTCTCCTTTCTCTGTATGACTAGAGGGGGGCGAAAGTCCCCTAATAGTCCCCATTTAAGCCCCGAAAATTAATCCTATTTTTTTGGACACTTCATAGGTGGCTACAATTAGGTGGTCGCAGTTGTGAAAACTGCTTGTCAATCTCGGATTCATGGAACTAGCGTTGAAATTAGGACTGATGTTCCCTACTGGGATACCCCCCGGGAGGTCCAATTTGGAAAGAAAGAAGCCCCCTAGCGAAAAACTCCCTCACTCTGAGTAAGACAGTTGTACGGATACCGTCTTAGCCATAACCTCACGAGGTCATAGGGCGAAAGGAGGACTAGGGGGCAAACCTTAGTTACGATTACTTACGCTTTTTTGCTCCAAGCATTTCTATAATCGTCCTTATTAATGCTACTATCATTTTACCTGCTCCTCATAAACATCACGATTTCATCTTCGATTCTTCGACACATGATTTCCAACTCAACACCCTCCGGTATATTACCGAGTCGTCCACCCCTAAGAGCTGACGCAGTTGAGTACATTGAGTCACGATTTTCAACAGGACATTTTGCAACTTCAAACCATGTTCCGGTATTAGCAATTGCAGTATTGATAGCTTCATCATACTTACTTCCACTAACAGGTCTGTAGACCTTTGTGGGTGGTTGTGAAGCCACTATCTTTCCAACTGAAATGTTAGACATTATCCACCTCCTCTATATTCATTATCTTATTATACACATCTAAAAAATTTAGGATTGAAATTTTGTTCAGATTGAGAACTAAAACTGACTGCACAGTCCCCCGACCTCCGGGTGTCCAATTTGGATTACCCATAGGTCGCCTCCATTTAATGTTTGTATGCGTAGTCTGTTTCAACTCCACAATCTACGCACTCTTTCTCTACTAATACTGTTTCTTTTTCAGAGTTTGTAATTAACCTATTGCAATCAAAACAAAAAATATGTTTTGTTATTTCTAAGGTATCAATATTACAACTCCTGCAATAATCACATATTTGTATTTCCATCACTCCTCCTCCTCAATCTCTCGCAATATCTCAATCGCAAAATTATGATACAGGGCAAATATGTTGCCTCGTAAGATATCCAAAGGTGTTTCTCCTCCAAATTCATTATTGAGCCAAATATCCCAATACTCCTCCCCCGAATAATGACAAGCCAAGTCAATCAACTCGGCATTATAAACAGGGACAAGACTGTCAGCGATTTCCCTCATAAAGTCCTCCGGGTAGGCAGAATCTTTTAGTTCCTCTTTGTCAAGATTATCTAAAATCTCCTGCCTCATAGTCCACCGACTGACAACTTTTTCCTCGCAAATATCCATTAATACATCTCCCTTTCAAAAATCTCCGGTCTTTCCTCTCCAAAGATTGACTCAAACTGTAAGATGTCAGAGTCATCAATATCAATCATTTCCCTAATATGTTTCTCTAAGTGTTGGATTTTTTCATCACTCCATCCGTATCCGTAATAATCGGTTTTAGATGTCGCTCTGTCGTAAACCCAAGCCAAATCGTTCATATAGGTATGTTGGTCATCCTCAAAGGCAATTGTTAAATAGTAGGCGATTAAATCAACCTTATTATTTTTTACAAGTTCCTCTGCTACTTTTTGAGCAACATCTCTATTTGCTTCGTAGTAAGCCATTACCACTCCTCTCTTGATATAGTTGCTTCAATCTCAACATTATCTGTGAACGCTACAAACATGCCGACAAGAGTATCCCCGTCAAAGATTCCTTCAATTGGATAATTCCCGTCTCCATGAGTTGTGTGTACTACTACTCCACCTTCTACTTCTGCGAATCCTTTGTCATCATTAGCTTCACAGACTTTTGTGTAAAAGTTTTTCTCGTTATCAAGAGTTGGGTCGTTTTTAGCGATAGGTATACGCCTTACTTCAGTTATACCCTCCTCGCTTACTCCGACAACCTGCTCTTTCCAATCAAGATTATATTGTCCGTTTCCTTGCTCGGTGTGTTTTATGTAACAAGGGTCGATTATAAATAATTGTCCCGAGTCCACTCCACAACTACCAATTTGTTTTATTTGATACATTAGTATCCTTTCTCTATATTTCTTAATTAAATATATCACATCTGAAAATATAAACAAAGTATTTTTCTAAAAATTAGGATTAAAAAATAGGATTAAATGAGCGTTGGAAATGAGGTATACAGGTTGGACCCTCCGGGGGGAACTGCCCCACCATGGGGGTGCCCGCTCCGCGGGTGCAACTTGGAAAGGGGAAAGGACAGGGGAAAACTAAAAAAACCCTGCCCTTTGTTAATCCTTAGATATGACAATCAACAATTAAGCCGATATGTGTATCCTTATACTTCTCTATTAAGTTATCTGTAAGTGCGTATTGGTCTTGTTTAGCTTGTTCTGTTTCTCCTAAGTCTAGGTAATCTAAACTTGAAGTTCCAAACCAACCCATTTCTCCTGCTTCTATCCAACCCTCTTCGGGGAAAAGCATAGCCCAACAGCTTTCTTTCTTACGAGTAACTTCTGTTAGTAAGTCTTTTTTATCATAATACTCACTTGGTACTGCGTTCTCGCCTGTACCATTTGATGTATCATAAAATCTTACAATCTTATTACCACTAGCGATATAGTCTGTGATGTATTCATCATACTCATCTTGTGATAGGTCTTTCTTGTCTATACCAAGTTCTTTTTCTATATCGTGAAGTTTAAAACCTAGTTCCTCTTTCCAGTAAGGTATTTTTGTTTCCTCACTAAATACACTTATGTCTGTGAATAGTCCCATGTCGCCCATGTTACGCCAACGCCCACCGACTACCCACCAATCCCATTTTGCATAAGGATTTGAGTAAAAGACATCACTTACATTTCCTATTTCATCAAACTCAATCTCATCTGAATAACAAAATAATCTTGTAAATAATTCTAAGTCCTCTTTATTGTTCAAGTCAAAACTTTCACTAGCCATAATCTGATACAACTCATTAAATGGCTCTAGTTTTGTAGCTATCTCGCTCTCTGTGTATTTTCTAAATCCACCCTTTGCTTCTCTATCAACTACACTCGCATTTCGTTCCATTTTTTCAACCCTAGTTTTCACTTCTGCAAATTCATCTGCTAAGTAATCCCATTGTTTTTTTAAATAACTTGAATATACCTTTGAAGCAGTTTCATTATAATCTGTGCTTCTTTCAATATAATCACTTTCGTTTTCGGGTTGTTCGTTATAAGGTGCTAACGCTTCCTCTAACTTAGGGTGGTACCATTGATGATTATAGGCGTTTTGCCACTCATCTTTTCCCTCATGTATAGTTTCGTTTTCATATTTTTGTAGTCCCTCTTTAGGTAGGACTACTAGAACTGTAAAATGGCTCATATAGTTTGTGCTTCCTTTCTTACCTCATAATAAGGTAGGTTGTCTTCTCTCATATCTTGAAACCAACTCTTGACTTGCTCGTGCAAATCTTCTTGGTCTTCTACATCAAATGGAACTTCAAATTCAAAGTTTACCCATAATGTTGTCATTAGTATTCCTTTCTCTAATTTATTTATACTGTTATCTACATTACTACATCTAAAAAGTTATGTCAAAAATTAGGACTAAAAATTAGGATTAAATATTAATTGTAAATGGACAATACACTCGCCACCCTCCGGGACGGACTTCCCCCGCGGGCGGGTGTCCGAGTTGGAATTTACTATTCCTCCTCGTATGAAGCTAACCTTTCCTGTAGCTTTTTGTATTCATCAATATTCGGTTGAATCCATTTCATAAATTCTTCCGGTGTTGTTGTTACAGTTTTACCTGTACTCATATCTACAATATCCATTATTCCTCTTCCTCCATTTCTGCTATCCAATCTTTTACATACATATTTTCTACAACGCTAACAGCGTCATCCCAATCTTTTGCGTCAAACCTTACAAGTATTCTATAAGTTTTATCCATTATTCATCCTTTTCTATTACAGAAACGCTAACAACACCTGTCATACCTTTAATGGCTAACCAAACATCATCGGCATTTTCTTCCTCAACTTGGACACATAAGTATTCTCTAGTATCTTCCATTATTCTTCTTCCTTGATTTCGTAAATTGTACCTTTAAACATTTCCGTGATTAACTCTAAATTATCTTCTATAGCTTTTTCGTTTATTAATGAGCCATCACTCCAAACCTTTGCTAAATCATGAGCATTTTTAATTTCTCTCATGACTTATACCCCATAGCGTCTGCGTAATCTAAGCAAACATTTTCTACAATGAGCTTCCATGTTTCGTAGTCATAAGGCTCTCTCATTGTTCCGGCTTTATGTATCTCATCATATTTTGCTAACCAATCGGCTAGGTCTTGTATTTTGTAAGATGTTCTAGGTCTCACTTTTTCTCCTTTATCATTTTATTTTTTATAATTTAAATATAACAGATTGAAATATTTATGCAACCTATTTTAGATATTTATTTTAGATTGGAGATATCAGATACAATCGGGACCCTCCGGGACGGAGCCCACCCCCGTGGACGGTGCGACTTGGAAAATGGGTAGGGAAACTAAAAAAACCTACCCATTATTAAACTTACTTATTCATAAAGTATTCTTCAGCTTTAATCCATGCTATTGCTAACCCACTCATTACTGCTAGCAGTCCAATACCCATGAGTATCATATAGACTATTACTTGAATCGGCATATTAGTTCTCCTCTCTTGGACAATCCTCATAAGGAAAGTCTTCTTGTTCTTCGCATAAACAAAAATTAAATTCTTCTACTTGTTTTGTATGAGTAAAGTTAGCTAACTCCCCATAACTCCAATCTTCTCTCATTCTTCTTCATCCAATCCTAACTCTTTTAATTTAGTTAATACTTGTTCTTCATCTAACATCTCTTGGTCCTCTTCACATCTAAATAAATAGATAGTTTCTCCCATTGGTCTATCGTGATGACTTCTAGTTAAAGTTATGACTCCACTTTCTACCTTAGTAAAATCCAACTTAGCAACTATGTGTGAATCATTAATTGTGTCAAATACCATATACTTTAAAAAGACACCATCCACTTCTTTGACTTCAGTTTGTCCGAATGAGTTCATCCAACCAACATAACCTACTCCTATAGCATACTCCCAATGGTTATCCATACTTCCCGGACTTGAAAGTGTTGCACTAAGTTCTGGTAATAGTTCTCCAATCTTCCAATCAGCATATTGTTCATAACTCCATTCGTCATCTTCTTCTACTTCAGATTCATCCCATACCCATTCGGTATAACCTAATAATTTATCCATATCGTTTTTTACCTCCATTAGCTACTCCATTATCAGTTGGTCTTGTTAAACCACGATAACGACTTTGTTTTTTACTTTTTAAGGCTCTTCTCTGTTGTCTATTTAGATTCTCTATATCATTTAAATCTACTTTGACTAACTTTCTGTGTCCTCTTTCGTTTTTTTGTTCTTTGTGTTTTCTCATAATGTTTAGATTAGCACTTTTAGATTCTATTGCAACTAAAAAATAGGAAAAATTTATATTTGCAAATGAGCCACCCAACCCGGACCCTCACGGAGTGGAGTCCCTCGCGGAGCGCGGTCCCGTTTGGAAATATACATTGCATGTATAAAAAAAGATAAAAAAACTTGTATTTTGAGTTGCATTATTCTGCACATAGTGTATATTTATAGTATTGGCTTTTTGATAAATAAAGATTTAGAGACTTTCAGAGGAATTTGAAAGGTGGCTCGTAAAGTGTCCATAGTCTCGAAAAGAAACTTCCTGCTTTTAGTAAGCGAAAGACATAGAAAGTATCCAATGGCTCTACTTCTATCTCTCTCTCTAACGAAGTTCATAGTGAGCTTATCGGAAACTACCTGCACAGAGTGGTAGCTGAAAGGCTAGGTTGCAACCCTAACACCAATCGAAATCCTCTGAAAATCTCTAAACAAAGTCCTTTCGTTTAGTGAGATAAGAAAGAGCAGGCAGGATACAATCCCCCTGCTCTTTTTTTATAATCCCAGCGGGACCCCTAGAAGGGCGACATCCCGAAGGGACCCACTCCGTGGGGGGTGCGATTTGGATAAAAAAAATGGGGGTTTCCCCCCACTCTTTAATTACTTAACTAAAATATCTCTAATCGTTCGTATTAGAACTACTATCAATCTTACCCCCTAACATATCTATAATCATTTTTGCATTTTTACTTACAGTTTGAATAGTGTCTTGAAGTGTGTCTTCATCTCCCCCACCTGTCCAACCTGCAACATAACCGATAGAATAATTACTTGTATCTAATCCATAATGACTCGCTACAACATACGCTATAGACTCTGCCTCTGCCTCTACACTTCCTTTAGGTTTTTTCATGTCCCCTAGTTTTTCTGTATCGTGTGCAAACATGTGACCTATTTCATGAATTATAGTTTTTATTTTTTGGCTCTCTGCTCTGTCATCATGAACAACAATTTCTTTAAGTGTATAGTTACACCAACCATTTAAAAATTCTGAATCCCATACATCATATCGGAAACTAAAACCATTTTCATTAATTATTTCTATTAATGCTGATTCTAAAATTTTAAAGTTATCCATTTGACCTATTAAAGGTTTAGCTATTTTTTCTAATGGTTTAATAGGTAAACCCTCTATCGGCTCTGTATCTGCTACATCAAAAACATATACTTCTTTAAACCAAATTTTATCCTCATCATCTTTATTTTTATATGGAATAGGTGCTAATTGTGGAATCCTTATCGGTGCTTTACGCTCTTTGCAAGTGCAATCTTTATTCTTTTGACTTCTGCAAACAGTACACGCAACAGGTATTCTATTAAATTTTTCTATCCATTGTTTATAGCCCATAACAAAAGACGCATGTTCTTTATATATATAAATTAACGCTTGGTTATATGCTGACCTACTCCAAAACTTGCTTAAAAATTTTAAGTAATTTTCATACTCGCCATTTTCTACAAATTTTTCAATATCTTTATGTAATTGTTTTATTCTGTCTTTAACTTTCATACTGTGTATTTTAGATGAATTAATTTAGATTGCAACTCAATTTCAAAAAAAATGATACAAAAATGACCCGCCGGGAGGCTCACATCCGCTCCGCGTGTCCAAATTGGATAACAAAAAAGCGAGTCCTCATAAAACTCGCTTAGTTGTTTTTATTGTTCGGAAAGTTTTTTAGCTCTTTCCTCAACCTCTTTTAATTCCTCATCTGTAAAGTCTGCGATTTCCTCTAGCTTGTCAAAAATCTGCACACACATAAACTGAGCCATTTTTCCTCTACCGAAAAAACTAAACGCATAAGATATATCTGCTCCGATTTGTTCTGCAAACCAAATTAAGAAATCTTTGTTGTCAATTCCGGTAAGAGATTCCATTCTCTCCCCTGTTTCATGACTAAAGATTGTATCTTTGTAATCATCTCCACTAAAGTGAACAAACTCTAAGTGTTCGATATCCTCTTTCTTTAGTTCAACAAACGCTCCATCTTTTAGGTAAGACTCTAAAGACCATATTGCATGACCATTAGCGAGTATTAGTTCTTGGCGAGGGTCTATTTCAAAAAACTTTCTAGCGACCTCTTTAGTTATTTCTATCAATGTAGTTTCCTTTCTCTAACTGCTCTTAAATATACTAGATTAAAATTTTTATGCAACTCATTTTAGATATTTTTATTCAGATAATACAGACGGGACGCGGTGCGGACATCCCAGAGGGCCCGGCTACGCCGGTCCGATTTGGATAAAAAAAAGGGGGCTTTCGCCCCCTAATTAATTAACCCATATACCAACTGTCTTTACATTCAGATTCACACATGCGTTGAGAAATAGTTCCTTCAAAAGAATTATAATCTTTAGAAACAAAATACTTTTCAGTACCTGCCCATTCATAATCCTCGCCACAACCATCACAAGTCCAAAATAACTTACGGTGTTCGCCACAGAATCTATCTACATCAGTATCAACAACACCACTACATTTTTTATTGTTAATAACAAACGCACAATACGAATACTTATCTTGACCATACACTAGCCAAGCTTCATCATGATACATAATTTCTCCTTATTTAGTTTCATATATTTAGAATAACATTTTTATATTTATACCGGAAGATTTTAAATTAAATATCCATATATAAAGTAAGGAGGTGGAAATGAACAAATATCAAGCTAGCCCTGTTTCATGGGCATACTGCAAACTTTGTAAAGCACTTGCTCCCAAAACTCGTGGGCATGAGCTTTTACACAAGCCATGCAAACATAGTGTTAATCACTGTGTGTGTGAGTAGGAGAAATCCTACTTGCACCCTGCAAGGGACATCCCGTCAGGGACCGCTCCGCGGGTCCCGTTTGGATACAACGAATGAGGGAACGAGTCCCTCAAACGCTGACTAACCGAAAGGAGATGATTAAATCTCTTTGTTTAGGTTGTACTCCATGCTACCTTTGAGCATTTTCAACCAATCTTTAATGTTTTGGTCAATTGGGTAGTCATTGATAGTTCTATCAAGCTCTACCATTGTCCAGTTGTAAACTCTCTCGTATTTATTCATTTTAGTTTTTCCTCTCTGTAATCAATAAGTACACTATATATAATACACATAATCTAAAAGTATGCAACTAAAAATGTAAAAAAAAGGGAAAAAATTTTATTTGCAAATAGGTCATCAAATCGGGACCTCCTCCGGAGGAGGACATCCCGAAGGGTCCCGCAAGCGGGTCCATTTTGGACAAAAAAAATCCCCCCTTTCGGGGGGATAGTTTTACCTTTCTCTAAACCCAATCTGTGAAACTAGATTTAGTTATATGTCTTACTACTAATTTATATTGTCCATGTCCAACATATTTTTTAGCTGTACTTTCGGCATAATCAATTTTAGTTTCATACCATTGATTTTCGCCTGTAGTTTTGCTAACGCCATGTAGATAGATTACTGTTCTTTCACTTCCTACTTCACAAGCCATATATAGTATATTTCTTGTGTTTTCGGTTAGTTTCTTTATTTTCAATTTCATACCTTCTAGGATAGCTATTCTATTTTTATATGCAAGTTTTTAGATTAATTTTTTTATACATGCTATGTATATTTATACATTCACAAAGTCTATATGCTTGTGAATTATTTTTCACAAAGTCCCCAAGATTGTGAAAAAAAATCTAAATCTAAACTTTACATTCACATTTTGACGACCTTCCAGCTCGACCGGGTTTACCTGCTCCGCAGGTCTAACTCGTAGAGTCACATCCCAAAGGGCACCCAGCAGAGCTGGAACATCCCGTAGGGCCGTGACAACGGTCCCGGTTGGATTATTAGAACAAAAAAAAAGCACCTAACATTTCTGCTAGGTGCTTAATCTTAATCTTTTAATCCTATAGATTTTATAAAAACTCTATACCATTTAAAGATACTAAGGGGAGAGTAATCTCCCCCTAGAAAAAATGTCATTACAACAACTGTAATAATTATTGATTCTAACATTCGTTATCATCCACCTTATGAACAACAACATTACTAAGAGCTTCAATTACTCTAAGTCTTGTTTCATTGTCCATAAATAAAGTGAATTGATTATTTTTATTAAAGTAATCATTCTTGCTATCGATAGTCAAAGTAAAAGTATCATCAAGAATTAATGATGAATTTATTCTTACTCTATCTTGGTCGCTCTCATGAACTCCCTGTGTATCGATATGTAAGCTAGTAGATGAAAAGTCATAATCGAAATCGCTAGAGTCAAGCTCTAATGACTGATAACCTTCTCGTTCAATAAGAGAGTTTCTAAAAGCTCTCTTAATGTCTGCTACTTGTTTTTTGTTTTCTGTGTAATAAGTTGTATCTATAAAACTCATTATCATCTCCTTTTCTATTTTTAGTTTTTACTTAGTGAGCATAAAGCTCATTGACCTTACCTGTTTAGATAAGGTCTATGAGTCTTACACAAATTGACTATGTGTAATGAACTTATCGAGTTGCTCATCAAGAGTAGTGTCAGAACAGTTGCTTGATGTTGTTAAATAATCTCTAGCTTTACCCTGTAACATAAATTGAATAGTTACATAGTTAGGATTACCAGTTGAAACAACTGCAACCATGTCATCACTTATCTTAATATACCAATAAGCCCCATTGAAGTAGTGTAGTTCTGCTCCAAGTGTTGCCCATGTAATCATGATATCTACAGCTCCTGCTGTATCTGTTTCGATTAGTTTCATTTTTTCTCCTTTAGCTTGTTCTTAGTTTTTCTAAGAATCCTAGAGCTTACCCTTACGAGTAAGCTCCGAGATTGTTAGACCCAATCAGTTACAGAGGATTTTTTAATGCCCTTAACTCTTGCAGTAAATACTACAGAGTATTGACCACCTCTAAGTAATGTGTCTGCGTAAGCTCTAGCAAAATCTGAATTTGATTCATACCATTGAGCCTCGCCTGTTTTTTTGCTGATAGCGTGTAAATAAATTGGAGTACGCTCACTCGCAATATCTATCGCCATGTATAGAAAACCTCTAGCGTTTTCAACTAGAGCCATTACTTTTAATTCCATTTGATACCTCCTTTAAGGTTAGTTTATTTTTGGAATCGATACCTAGTTTATTAGATACCCTAGAGAGCCACTTGATGGCTCTCCGAGCTATCTAAAAAATTTGGAGTAAAAATTCTGTTCGGTGTTTGGTCAGTCTTGTTTTTTCATAATCCTGTATCTGTAGCAACCGAAATATCTTATCGCCGACTACTAGGAAAAATCTCGAGGAAAACTTTAGATTTTCAAACCCGAATTAAATTGTCAAAAAGCCGATAAGTAAGTATTGCATATTTGAGATTATATGCAAATTTTAAAATAAAAACTAAGCCCATAAAATCTATATATAAAAAAAAATCTAAAAAAAATTTTAAAAATCTCTCTTAGATTTACTCTAAGACTTTAGCCCAAGATATTTTTTTCACAAATAGAGATAGCTTGTGAATTTCAATGCACAATCATACCCACCTTGTGAAATCCAAAAATCACGAGCTTCGCTCGGGACCTGCTACCGCAGGTGTAAATTGTATTTATATATACCTAGGGGCACCTTTTATATCGCTGGATTGAATATATGTATATATTAAGCTCCTCGCACAATTTTTCCAATATTTGAAGGTCACTTAATCTAGGCACTGTTTTCCAACATAAAGAGGTATAATTTTGCTATGGATATTATTAATACGGAGCGTCAATTGCCGCCACCCCCTATTGAGGGAGATACCGAGGCACCTCTTACTAGCAATATTGGGGGTCGCCCTAGCAAGTTGACACCAGAACTAGTCGAGACTATGGAGAAATGGTTGAAATTGGGTTATTACATCAAGGACGCATGCACTATGGCTGGTATCAGTGAGGCTACCTATCATGCGTGGATGAAAAAGGCAGATGAGGGAGATATCCGGTTTTTAGAGTTTTCAGAGTCTATTAAAAAGGCTAGAGCCGAGGCGGAAGGCGCACACATTATGAATATTCGTAAAGCGGCGGATAATGGTGTGTGGCAGGCCTCTGCGTGGTTTTTGGAGCGTTCCCACCCTACCAAGTGGGGTAAGAAGAACCCAGACCTTATCAAGGAAGAATCAGACGAACCTGTAGAGTTTATTATCAAATACGCTGACGGCTAAGCTTCCCGCAGAATTTTCCTAATATTTGAATGCTTTATGAAATAGGCACTTGATTTTAGACAAATTTGTTTAGATGGGGATTATTTTATAAAGGTTTTGCCCTCCCGGGACGGAAACTACCCCTCCCCTACCCTATATTTATATAAAAAAATTTTTTTTGACCAATGGGAATAGGCTTATATACATAACCTTGCACCTTACCTAGGGTTTATGGGTAATAGGGGAGTGGTTACTCTATGCTAGTAAGAAATGTTTATTGCGACGCGTTTTCGCATATAGGACCGCCTTCACAACATGAGATAGCTTTTTGCATATATGCTGGGCATTGGGGGGTGTAAGGAGCAGGGGGTGTTAATTACAAGTAGCCATGAAGCACACCCCCAGCTTATTAGGTTGGATAACTAATTCTAGCGTGTCATAAAAATAATTACAACGATATCCTTGACTTTAATTTGTACTTGTGACTATTATTCAAAACACAAGTAGTCGTATTATCTGACCTTTAGAAATAGTACGAGGTTTAAACTTTATCAAAGTGGATTGGTTAGCCCACATGTAGTCCGTCATAGGGACGAGTTCGGCAAATTTAATTTTGGTTTGGGCGGGGCCGCACAGGGTAAGAACCAAGACACTAGATTTTTAGGTTGGGTGCTATGATAGTAAAACTATGTCGTTGGATTATATACAAAATGGAATGAGGTTCAAAGTAAACGGAAACCAAATTAGCTACATCAAAGATAAAAGAATAATCGACACATGGACCCAACCAAATCTAAATCCAAAAGCATTAGAACGATATGTAATAGACAGAATGATTTCTTTAGCTTATCTCTACAAAGAGGAACTTATCCGACTATAATAAAAACATGATTTTTAGATTTCATGTTAAGATTGATTTGTCGGCTCCACTAACCGATATCCTCCCATCACTGGCTATTCTTTCGGGGATAGCCTTATCCAGAGGGAGTCCAAGCACACCTTATGAGTAGAGTAGAATGGGACCCAGAGAACGAAACCTACGCAGAATTTAAAAAACGCAGAAGTGCTAATTCTGGAATTTCGGGAATGGGACAAAAGAAACGAGAGGGTACCGGTAAGAAAAATCTTTCAGAGCTAAGGGAGAAAGCTTTAAAGAGAGCAAACTATATTTGCGAGTGGCCGAACTGTAACAAAAAACAATGGCTAGAGATGGCACATCTAAGGGCTATTGGTATGGGTGGACGCGACAGAAAAATATCTGACGATATAAACAATGTTTGTATTCTCTGTAAAGAACATCATGATATCTTTGACGGTAGACAGCAACGCAATACAAAGTACGAATATACTGAACTCTTAAAAGGATTTCTTGCGTTAAAATATAGAACATGAATATATATCAAGACTTAGAGAGGAAAAATCCCCAAGCTTCTCTATTAGAAGACTTTGACGAAGCATATCTAGGTTATGCCTACAAAGATGAATTGCCTGTAGCAGTTTATGATTACTATACAATTCTTGATATGGTTATTGACGGAATCAAGGAAGATGAACATCCATTTAAAAACGAGGACGAAATCTTTGACGCAGCACATGACCATATTGAGGTAAATATTATAGAATCTCTCAAAGGTCCTTACGCACCCATTGTGATGTATAAGGAACTTTATGACGAATAAGTATATACCTAAATTACCCCCATTACATGAAGGGCAACTTAAAGTTGCTAAGTCAGACGCTCGTTGGAAAATACTTTGTGCAGGACGACGATTTGGAAAAACAAGACTTGGTGTGCAAATGTGTTTAGAAGTTGCTCTTAACGGAGGTAGAGCTTGGTGGGTAGCACCTACATTCTCAATTGCTAGAGTTGGTTGGCGTGATATTGCTGCAAGTGCAAAATCTTTTCCAAAAGAAATAGAACCAAATGTATCTTTAGCAAACATGCAAATTGATTTAGCTAATGGAGGTTCAATTGCTGTAAGGTCTGCTGATAATCCTCAAAGACTTCGTGGAGAAGGTTTGGACTTTCTTGTTATGGACGAGGCAGCTTTCGTTAAGCCAGAGGTATGGCAAGAAGTTCTTAGACCAACTCTTACTGAAAGAAAAGGTTCTGCATTATTTATTAGCACCCCTATTGGAAGAAACAACTGGTTTTATGATTTGTGGGAACAAGCAGAAGAAGGGGATAACTGGGAAAGGTTTCAATTCTCTACTACTGACAATCCAAGAATAGACCCGGAAGAAGTTGAAGCAGCTAGAAAAGAAGTTGGCTCTATTGTGTTTGCACAAGAGTATTTAGCAGAGTTTGTTGACGCAGGTCAAGGTATGTTAAAACCGGAATGGATTAAATATTTCGCATTAGTCCCAGACGCAGCAGGAAATCTAAAGTGTATTGTTGATAATCAAGAATATTATCTAAAAGCACTAAAAAAATATGGTGTAGTTGATTTAGCTACAACAACAAATAAAGATTCAGACTATACAGTTATTACTTCATTTGCACAGACTCCGGACAATAAATTACTTGTTATCGATATGATTAGACAAAAAATGGAAGGACCGGATATCATTCCTGCGATAAAACGAGCAATCGATAAAAATAAGCTACAATATGTAGGTATAGAACGCCAAGGTTTTCAAACCACGATAATCCAGATGGCGCAACGAGCTGGTATTCGTGTTAGAAATCTTAAGTCGGATAAAGATAAAGTTACACGCGCACTTCCATTATCTGCACGACTAGAGTCTGGAGATATATATCTTCAACGAGATACACATTGGCTTCCAGAAGTGGAAAGAGAACTTATGACATTCCCTGCTGGAGCACATGATGATATTATCGATACAATGGCTTACGGTGTTCAGATGTTACAAGAAGCAAGAAGCTGGAGCGCGTATTAATGGCTGAAGATAAGTCAAGATTTCAAAAGGCGTTAGATTGGTTAAATGCACCAACTGACGCAAGAATTAGAAGAGAACAAAAAGGTTTATTAGTAAACCAATCAGAGTATTCATATTTAAATCAAGCAGTAATGGGTTACAACACCCAGTCTGGTTATTTCGACCATAAAAAATTAGCTGAACTAGGAGACGGAACTGGTAATTCAGCTGTTATTGCATGTCTTAATGTTTTGGCTACTGCTTTTGCAGAACCATCACTAATCGTTTCAGCAAGAAATTCAGAAGGCGATTATGAAAGAGACATGAATCATGAATTAGCAAAACTATTTAGAAGACCTAACCCTTACATGACACAACAATTACTTGCTAACTATATTGTTACATCACTAAACGCTAATGGCGACGCTTACATTTACAAGAATAGAAATGCAAGAGGACAAGTTGTAGAACTAGTTCCTTTAATGCCTCATTTGGTAGAAGCTAAAGGAAACGAAAATACTTTAATTACACACTTCAACTATCAACCACATGGTGGAATACAGGGCGAAGAGTCCGTAAAGATTGATAAAGAAGATATGATTCATTTGCGTCAAAATGTTGACCCAAACAACATGAGGCGTGGTCTTGCTCCACTTAGAGGCGTTCTAAGAGAAATAGCAGGAGATGA